CTTCGTGGAGAGAATCAAAGTCTCCATCTGGAGTTGCACCAACTAGCAAGGCCTTGCCAGCGTAAGGTTGCGAGTCAATTCCCACTTTGAAGTATCTTTGAGATTCTGAATCTTTTAAGAGTCCCTCATCATCAAGAACCATATTAGCACCAAACGCTGAAGTAATTGTGATGAGGTCACAACCTAGCAAGCTGTAGATGGTTTGGAGTTTAGTGTCCACAAGTGTAACCTGCGAGACTGTTTCGGTGAATGGATCGATGAGAATTGCACGAATCATTTCGCCACCTCATTAATGATGGATGAAACATAAAAGAGCATCCCGAATCCATACAGGACAACTCCAATCATAAAGCAAGTTTCGAAGCTTTGTTCACTCATATTTTTCATTGTTTTAATTTATCTCCTTTTGTTGTTTTTGTCAAACACCAAATTTGTCTCGGTATTCCAAGTAGAGCTTCTCAAAAGATTCTCCACCTTGTTTCATTGCATCGCTGATATCAAACCATTGCATTTGACCTCTGCGATAGTAGTAAGAGTCATCACTCATCATATAAGACCAGTCGTGGTCTTTCAAGAGTTGTTCGAATTGTTCTAGGTTCATTTCTTTTCTTCTTTCTTTTCTTTGTTTTCTTGTTCTTGTTTCAGTTTAGCTTCTTGCTGTTTAGCGTATTCACGCATTCTTTCACGCATTAGCTTTCTTTCATAGTTCCAACTTACCATACGATGCATTGTATTATCCTTTCTTTAGAGTTTCAATTTCATCCATCTTGACGATGATTTTTTCCATCCGCTTTGCGGATTCTTGATAGCCCTTGGAAATTTCTTCCAAGCGACGAATTGTTTCGTTGAGGTCGAATTTGATTTTGATTTTTGTTTTCATTTTTTTTCTTCTTTCTTTCTACCTATAATCTATCACATTTTAGAATTTTCGCAAGAAAAATCTTCATTTAAATTTCACTGACCATCAACGAGTTACAACTGATCGGCAGCCCCGTCCGTTCAAGTCGTTGAGTATCAAAGAGATCGGTTTTGAGCGTTTAAGACTCAAAGTCTCTAAGATCGAATATCGATCTTTTGGCTTCGTTCAGGTTTTGTTCTAAGATCGAGATGTTGATTATCAACGAGTTATGCATGAAGCTCTGCCGCCGCGTCGTAAGTCGTTGGTATTCAGTTACTTACAAACGGAGAGTTTTTATTTTCTCCAATCTGTTTTCATAGGATTCCAATTAGTTGTGATTTTCCCTTTGATGGATTTGTCTTTCCAACATTCAGCTATTAATTCAATTTGCTCTACAAGATTCTCAATCGAATCTTTTATGGTTAGTATGATTTTATCCATAGGATTATCTTATCACTCCTTTATAGTTTGTCAAGTCTTACAATCTGTAAAACTTGTGATTGCGAATTATCGCAACAGTCACTTCACCCTTCGACCATTTGGGTGAGACTTGAAATGTGTGATAATGATTCGCACCATTCACAACATCGGGCATTCGTTTCTCTGCCACAAGTTTCGCAAGACGGATTGCGTTGCTCGCTTGCGGATTCTTTAGGAGTTCCTGCTTCTTCGCTTCGCTCACGCCACCATTCCAAAAGCTGAATTGTTTTGGTGCAAGGCAAACCTGTGACGCTGTCTGCTTGCGTTCAATGGCTCGTGTCTGAATGACTGATGCAACGCCAGCCATTCCCTCAAAGCCTTCACCCCTAGCTTCGCCTAGTATGGTCAAAGCTATAACAAGTATCTCGGCGGTCATTAGTCTCTCCCGCTACTGATTGCACCGCAGTAATCGCTAGGCTTCTCTGCTGATATTGTTCCGAGGTTGTAGGTATCATTCGAAACAGAGGTGCGAAGGAAGCGACCCTGTTTGATTTCGCTAAACTTACGCTCTGCTTTCATCTTGGCGAGACGAAGAACGCCACCCTTTAAGCCTTTGGTATAAGAGCCAGAGGAGAGCGAGACGATAGCCACACGCATCATAGCGTGAAGCACTGCTTCGGGTTGAGCGTAGAAGTAGAACGCTTTGCCGTTGCCCATATCGTGCAACTCGCCAGAGGTTGCACCCCAGTTGAACATCTGATTGAAGAAGTTCTCGATTTGGGTTAGTGTGCCTTCCAAGAGGAAAGCGGTTGTGTTGCCGAAGGGTTGCATTGTGATGTTGATTTGGTTTTTCATAGGCTCTATATTGCCTTTGGGTTGATGTTTCGTCAAGAGGTTATTTGATGACAGGCTCGCCCATATACTTTTGATGAGCTTCGTCTTTCTTGGCTTGAGCTTCTGCCACGATATTGTCGAGGCGTTGAGCTGACGCCTTGTAGCCTTCAGCGATAGCGTTGAGTCTGCGAATGGTTTCGTTCAGGTCGAACTGATGTTTGCTTTAACTTTCATACCCTTAATCTATCACAGATATCTATTTTGTCAATAGCCAGAGGCCATTTTTCTTCAGTTAAATTTCATTGATTATCAACGACTTACAAACAATCGCTAAAAAAAATAGCCCCCCATTTTTGAAAAGTGAGAGCCCGAAAATTTTACAATATGGCCGTGGGGGTACTAATATCATTCTCCCCTAATCTAATAATACTATTATTCTATATACAAATATAACTAACTCTATTCATTTAAATACAATATTTGCTTTGTTCTCTTGTCTCTTATGTCTATAGTAATAAAACTATGTTTTCCTGATATGTATAGGATAGATTCGCCGCTACTCTTTCTAAAGTAATTTATTTGTATATTTGCTATCCCTAACCAATATCCTAAGATAAAAACAAACAGACCAAATAAAATAATAACTTTGTTCATTCTTTTTTAGGTATTACACTCCCCCCCCCTTTTTTAAATCTATAAAAAAGAATTTAAATTAAAAAAACTCTTCAAGATAAAAAAATCCCAGAGGCTATTTTTGTTAAAAACTCTTTTTATATATAGCTATATGTGTATATATAGGTATGGATAAGAAGAAAACTAAAAAAGTAAATCAATTAACTTTACAAGAATGTAAAGCTATACTTGATCGCTTGGTTGGTCAAACAGAGAACAAATACTACCAACACGTATTAGAGCAGTATAGGAAACTAATACCTTCTCATGAGTATGCTATTGAATTGAATAAGACAAAAGATACTAAAGATGCTACTTTAGTTGATTTATAATGTTTATAAGAGATAAAATATCTTTTTTACATATACTTATTAGAGTGTAATTTATAAAAAATACAGAAGATAAACAAATGTCAAAAATAGACGAAGACTTAACGCTGGACGGATCTCTAAGAAGAGATCGATACGGTAATCTTTTTTACTGGATGAACACTTATCTACCTTTATCTGAAAGAAGCTTAGCTCTTGGTCTAATACCCGGCTCTTTAACAGCAGCAGGTTGCGCGCACGAATGCGCATCAAAAGGCGGAATCGAATCATATAATGGATGTGCAGCAACGACACTAGTCTCATCATCGACTTTTGGATCAAAAGGGTCTAGAATATTTCAGTGCACAAAAACAATATGCAGATGTAAACTTCTTAATTCAGAACAAGAAATTCCAGATAGATGTAGAGATGGTGGTAAACTTGTGCAAATATTTACTGCTGGCGGAGCAACAAGAGAGTTTGCGATTCCTACATTAACTGCACCAGAAAATATATATGTAGTTCCAGACGGCTGCATAGATCCTTCTAAACCTTGTATAGTAGGTTCTATTCAAGGAATCAATCCGGGTCAAAGATGGAAACGAGCTTGCCCAGTTGTACGTAGTGAATGTATTAGAACATTTGGGCCACCTGTTGGAGAGCCATGCTATGTAGTACTTACAACTTATCGTCCAAATGGGCGATCAGAATACGGCAGTTTATCTTTAGTATCAATATAGTAATATAAAATATAATTATGCAAAAAATATATACTATATATGTTTTAAAAGATTCTATTTTAAAAGAAAAATTTGTTATAGGTAGCAAGATTTATGATAGAGTTACCCGACAAATCCCACCTCCGGGTGGAGGGAAACCACCTCCTAATTGGCCTAATCCTTGGCCACCAACCCAAATCCAGAACCACCCGATATTAACCCGCCTTGGAGACCTAGACCTTGCTGCATGCCTAACCCTTTGTAATAGTATTTAATTATCCTGTATTACCATCACCGGGCGCATCGCCAATACAACCAATACAGCTACATTTAAATTGTTCATAGAATCTAGTTACCCAATGCGTCGTGCCACCACTAGTTCCGCATAGGACTTCATTAATTGGTGAAAACCAAAAGTCTGGAGATGCGGCCTTTCCTTCTGCAGCACAAGCAAAAACACAATCCATTATAAGAGCTTCTTTTGCCCAACTAACATAGCGATAATAAGACGGCCGATCCCAATATTGACAATCATGACTTTTGTTAGATAAATAGTGCGCCATATTTTGTATTACACAATATAGAATATTTTTAATTAATATTAATAAAATTTGTGTAATGTATTGCATGAGTAATAGTGAGTTATGCGCAACAACTGTCTCAGTTATACCACAAGAAGATAAAGTTATTTTTGAATATAAAAAACTTGCAAGAAAAGAATGCAGTTTAGTTGGAGGAATAATAGAAACAAATTTTTGTCCAAATCAAATATATGTTAAGACAATTAAGACAAGATTTAGAAATTTGGATGTATGCACTGAAATTTATCAATGTGTAGGGTTCTCTTGGAAATGTTCAAGAAGTAACGGGGGATACATAGAATGAGTAATGCATGCAGAATTCATATAATGTTTAACACTGGTCATACTAATCAGCCCGTATCACCAGCAGAGTGTTCACGAAGAGCTACAGGTCATTGTGGTATTCAAGGTAGACCAGTACTGTATACTAATACATGTACATCAAAAATTATGACTGACATTTGGAGGCGAGGAGACACATGCTATGTGTCGTATAAATGTGCTGGTTGTTTTTGGGAGTGTGGTCATCCAATATGTCCGGGAAGATTTTGTTAATCATGAGCAATCCCTGTAGAATTTGGATAACTAATTTAAATCAGCCTTCCCAGCAAGATCTTCAAAGATGCAATGATCAAGCTCGTGCGGCATGTAGAAATCCTCGCACAGGTCAATCTTCATATTCCTTTTTTACTACATGTTTATATCAAGTCGAAGTATCTAGAGCTACGACTGGGCCAGTATGCGTTATAACTAAAAAATGCGTTGGTATGTTATATGCTTGTACTGGCTTTATGGGATCATATGGTAATACATTCACTTGTTCTTAATTAAATTAATTTTTTAGTTATTTACTTTTAATTAAATTTATATTATACTTTTAATGTGGCAACACTATTTATATTACTAATAGGATTATATTTAATTGCTTTTATATGTAATAAAACAGATATATCCTTTAAAGTTAATAAATCAAATTTAGATAGATATATTGATATTTTTAAACACACTTTATATAGATTTTTTAGACAATTAGCCTTATATTATTGCGAATTTAATAAAAACATAACTAATATTTTAAGTAAGATGGAAAAATACTCATCATTAATAAGATGCAGAAAATACCTCGCAATAGCATTATTAGTTCATATTTTAATACTATTTATATGTGGAAAATACATTATATTTACAAAAATTAAAAATAATGAAAATTGGGTATATACAGAATTATCAAATCAAGATATAGAAGAAAAAACTATAGCAGAATCTGCGCCAAGCGAACCTAATAATTTCTCTGAACCAGATTTTATAGAAGATTCCCAAGATAATGAGCCTAATAGTTCTATATCAAGCGGAATAGATATATTTAGTGAGAAAGTAGAAATACCCACAGAAACAATTATACCTGTTCCAGCGCCAGTAATTATATCAAAATTTTCAAAAATAAATATTACTTTTAAACCAGAAGAATCTCAAGAAAGAATAAAATGGGGCAAAGAAATTATATATGACGAAGGAAAAGTTATTGGCATAAATGGTTATGGTTCTAATGGTAACGGTTCAGCTTTGAATGGTCGTGGCGCAGGAAATGGAAACAATGGTAATGGATTTAAAGAAGGTAAAGTTTTTGGCTCAAACATAAAAGCAAAAAAACTAGGAGTTATATTTGATGTTTCTTTTAGCATGAGTCCATATACAGAAATGGTAGAAAAAGAAATTAAAAAAACCTTTCCTAATGCAATAATTTGTTATGTAGACGGATGCTCAATTGATTCACGAACAAAATCCGTACATGCATTTGAAGTTCTTGCACTTGAAAATGTAGATTCTGTATATTGGTTTTGCGATCTTCAAGACCCACAAACAAAAGATGGGTTATATTTTTTAGGAGATTTATTAAAAAGTCGTAAAATTAAACTTTATATTAAAAGCATGGATAAACACCCCAATTCTATGCTAAAATCAATTATTAGCTCAAGTGGCGGAAATTACTCTTTTGGATTAAACTAGTGCGTAGCCTTTTTTAAACTTTAAATTTAATTCAAAAGCATTTACTGCTTGACCACGATCAAATCTTTTGATAAAGTTGGTACCAACTTTTGGCATGCTAGCGATAAACATATTTTTATCCATTTCAAGTATTACTTGAGTTGGTAATACTGAAACATTTTTAATTTTTTTCTTCATTTGATTTTGAATTGCTCTAGCAATAGCGCAATTTTGAGGGTTAGCTTTTTCTCCCTCGAGAATATTTTTGTCTGTAATTTTGAATGTTTTTTTCATTTGTTTTCCTTCATTTTATAATCAAAATTATCACTATCTTCTGTATGCCATTTGGGGCTATCTTCGACAGTAAAAATATGATCATTTACTTTTCTTTCGATTAATGTTTCGTTAGGTTTTGTTACGAAACTTGCATCGAAAATCTTTATTCTATTATTTGGTTGTATAGCATAATTACCATTATCTAACTCAATAACATGTCCGCATTTGTGTTCGTTTGGCGTTTCGCTATAACCAAAATTAGTTTCATTAAATTCTGGATGAGACCAATCTAATGTAAAAAGATAGCGTCCAATTCTTTTATTTTGAGATCGATCTAAATATTGCATCCTTGCGCCTTTTAAAGCATAAAATTGAGTTACACTTACATAATAACTAAAACTATCCCAAAGAACGAGTTGATGTAAATCTTCTTCTAGAATATTTTCTTTTTTACAAAAAGCACTAATTGGTGCACGCCACCATAGACCACCATCTTCCATTATAAAATGAAAAAGAGGAGATCTATTAGGCAAAGAAGCCACACCAAAAATTATGCAAGGAAAATATTTATCATGGCTATCTTTTTGATTTCGTAAATAATTGCCTCTTACGAAACATTCAATCGGAGGTATATTTGCGTTCAAGAATGCCATCGTAGTGTAAATTACACATAATATATGCTGCCTACAAACTTTCAATTTTCTACAGAGCATTTAATATTAACTATACCCAATATGGCAATTTTTGATATAGATGATTTATCTGAAGAAATATTGCTAAATAAAGTTGATAATTTTTATAAAAACCATAACTTAAATCTACGAATATATAAAACAAAAAATGGATATAGAGTTTTTATAACAAATAAAAAATTTGAAATATCTAAAGATAAAGAAGTTTTAATAAAATATTGCAAAGAAATTTATGCGGACGTTAGATATATAAAAGCTTTAAATATATATTTATTAAACGCTTTTCCTGTAAGAATATCTCCTAAATATTTATCAAGACTATATGCTCCATATGATATAAATACTTTTTTTAAAAAATACGAAGAATACCAAAATAAATCAGAATCTATTACAAGATATATCAAATCAATTGGGGACGGACAAATATTTTCAGAATTTGAAACATTTATAAATGAACACGACTTATTTACAAAAGCTTTTGATAAAAATTGTATATTAGTATAATTATTGTGTAATATCTACTGTAAGTTAAATGTCAAAAAAAAATAAGCGTAAGTTAGAAGATAAATCCCCAGTAGTACCTCAAAGAGATAAAATTGAAGGATCGTTGGATATTCGAGAATTTCAATGGACTGATAATCAAAAAAAATTCATAGAAATTCTTAATAGTAAAAATACTAAAATAGTTTTCTGTAAAGGTCCAGCAGGAACAGCGAAAAGTTTACTTTCAGTTTACGCCGCATTAAAAGCCGTTAATGATAAAAAGATTGGTGAAATATTTTATATAAGAAATCCAGTAGAAAGTTCTACTCACAATCTTGGTTTTCTCAAAGGAGATCTTCATAGTAAGTTAGACCCCTATTTGCAACCCTTAATGGATAAATTGCATGAATTATTACCAAAACAGCAAGTTGAAAGACTTTTGAGAGAAGAAAGAGTTAAAGGATTACCTGTAGGATTTTTAAGAGGATTAAGTATTAATGCTAGTTATATTATATGTGATGAAGCTCAAAATTTAAGCATACATGATCTTTTATTAATTACTACTAGAATGGGTAAATTTAGTAAATTAATATTAATTGGCGATATAAGACAATCAGATATCAAAAATAGTGGTTTTGAAAAGATATATAATTTATTTGATGATAAAAAAAGTTTAGATAAAGGTATAGTAACATTTAAGTTTGGCACAGATGATATTATGCGAAATGATATATTAGCTTATATAATTGAAAGATTTGAAGAGATAAAATAATTGAATTTTTAATTAATTTAAAGTATAATTAGTATTATGCTTAAAATATATTGCACTGAATGTGGAAACCCAACCACCTATACGTCTGCTAAACCAAAGTTTTGTAGTGCCTGTGGCCAACCATTTGATAAGTCTATTAGCAATCCCACTAATCAAAAAGTTGTAACAAGCCAACCAAAGAAAATTATACCTAAAGTAAATGCAGCGCTAAATAATGAAGATGATGATTTTGAAGATAATTATGACGGAGATGTTAATTATGTTCCAGAAATAAATAATTTAGATGTAGAAATTGATAAGACTCCATCTACAAAAACAAGAATCGGAGATATCATTGGAAGTTCAAAATCAGTTAGTAAAAGAGAAAAGATAAAAGCTAAAAATGCTACAAAAGCCGAAAGACAAAAATTTCTTGAAGATTTTAAAAGAGAAGCGGGCGCAATAAGACCAAAATCCAGAGGTAGATCAGATGGCTAAAAAGCCTTCTTTTGAAAGTCTCATTGATGTCATAAATTCCGAAATAATTAAAAGAAAAAATAAGTGGAATTTGACTGCTATCAATTGGATGGATTTTAATGATGTTGCTCAAATATTAAGAATTCACATATACAAGAAATGGCATCTTTATGATTATAAAAAACCCCTTGCACCATGGGTCAATCGTATTATCAGTAATCAAATAAAAAATTTAATTAGAAATAACTATAGTAATTTTACACGCCCTTGTCTGAAATGTGCTGCTGCCGAAGGAGAAGATGGATGCACTATATATTCACGACAATGCAATCAATGTCCATTATATGCTAATTGGGAAAAAAGTAAAAAAAATGCTCATGACACAAAATTAACCGTTAGCATAGAAAATCATTATCAAGAAATTAATAATTTGCCATCAGAAGGTTTAAATATGGAAGAAACAGCAAATAATATACATGAAAAAATGCAAAAAGTTTTAAAACCTATAGAATGGAAAGTTTATAGATATTTATATATTGAAGGTAGAGATGAAGAGCAAACGGCAAAATTAATGGGCTATAGAACAAGTGAAAAAAATAGAATTGCAGGATATAAACAGATAAAAAATATTAAAAAAATAATAATTATTAAAGTAAAAAAACATTTATACAATGGAGATATTGATATTAATTAAAAATGAATAATGATTTACCAATATTAACAGAAGAACAGCAGTTAAAATTATTAAATGAATGGAATAATCGTCCAGATAATCCGCCTTCATTAGTAGAACTTGTTCAATTAGCTTTCGGTAGAGATGATTTAGATGGAAGAAGTAAAGAAGGAAAAGCTGTGAAAATTTTTTTAGCGGCGAGACAAATCAAACCAAAGAAAAGCCACGAATATCAAGCAAAAGGTTTGATTGAATTAGGTATTGAACAAAAAGAATACATAAGTAATAATTGTCATACTATGACAGGATTAGAAATGGCAAAGATTTTATTTAAAAATGAAAGCTTAACAAATCTTTCTCAAGAGACGAGAAGCGTTCTAGAATACATGAAAAGTATTCCTAGCAATATTAAATTTCACCAAAATGAAAACGAGAACGCCTCGACAGAAGAATATCGACCACCAAGAAGCGAAGAAAGAATGATTGCAAAAATTAATAGATACGTTCTTGATGGTGTCGATAAAAATAAAATGACACATAAAGTCAAGAAGGATATAAATTCTTTAATCGGGTACATGAATACTTTTAGATTTTCTCATCAAATTAATTTATATGACGATGAAAGAGATAGAGAATTATTTGAGAGCAGTTTTGTTAGATATACTTATGATAAAAACGACTTGAGTCAAGAAGAAGTTGATCAATATATTGTGCTTGCGACGGAAGTTGTTATATCCTCAAATATTCAACAAACAATTAATGTACTGCAAAATCAAATTGATATGGCTATTCAAGAAGACGGCAAGATACCAATGACACTTGTCGAAGCGAGTAATACTGCGAGAAAAGAATACAATGATTGCGTCAATCGTCAGCAAAAACTTCTTAATGATCTTAAAGTCAAAAGAAGCGAAAGACTTAGCAAACAAGTAAAAGAAACCGCTTCGATTATTAATCTTGTGCAAATGTGGAAAGAAGAAGAGAGCAGAAATAAGTTGTTAAAAATGGCAGAAATGCGTAAACAAATTGTAGAAAAAGAAATCGATAGGCTCTCTACGATGGATGAAGTTAAAGCAAAAATATTAGGCATATCGAAAGATGAGATATTAAATGGATGAGTGTTATATGTAAAATTGACGGTAAAGAATTTAAGGACGAAAAGAGTCTTCATTTCGCATTAAAGGGATATGGCTTTAACAAAGTAAAATATTATCAAAAATATTATGAACGCAGAGATTTATTAACTGGTGAATTAATTAATTTTAAAACAAAAGAACAATACTTAAATAGCGATTTTAATGATAAAAATAATATGAAAAAATGGCTCAAGCAGCAGACAATAGAAAAAGCTCAACAGTATTGCAAAGATCTTTTAAATAAAAGAAAAGAACTTAAAAATCTATCTTATTCGCCAAGTCAAGTTGAACTTAGAACTATAATGGCGCCCTCTATTATATTTTATAATAAGATATTTAAAGATTATTATGACGTATGCTCGTTCATTGGTTTAGAAAATAGATTTGTTCATCCAAATTTAATTGAAGATAACTTTAAAAATAAATTAACAGAAAAAGATACAATATTTGTTGATACTCGCGAACAAAGTTGGTTAAAATTTGATAATCCATTTGAGATCAAAACTTTATCTTTTGGAGATTATGCTTGTTCAAATGATAATTGTAATTGTTTTATAGAAAGAAAAAGTTTAAGTGATTTTATTAGTACTCTAAGCGTTAAAAATTATGATCGTTTTAAAAATGAAATACAAAAAGCTAAAAAGAATAATTCTTATATAATTGTAATGATAGAAGAAACATTATCAAACGCTTTAAGCTTCCAATATTTGCCTCATATTAGTAAAAAAATTAAAGCTACTCCAGAATATATATTTCATAATGTTAGAGAATTATTACAAGATTATGATAATCTTCAATTTTTATTTGTTGATGGAAGAAAAGAAATGACAAGGTTGATTGAATCGATATTTGCAAGCAAGTGCTTCTATAAGAAGATTGATTTACAACTTGCATATGATATGAAAATTTTATGATATTTTGTCCAGAAAAATACTTAAGAGAAGTACAAGATGTAAACGCTGAATTAGCTCAACTAAAGGGCTTTCTTAATGACAAAGAGGCAAAAATTACATTAGCTAAATTTTTAAGAGCAAATATTGGTTTTACAACAGAATTAATTAGCGGGGTCAAGCTTGCGGCATATCAAGAAATTCATCTTAAAGCTATGATGAATAGAAATTTTAATATGTGCGTCTTTGGTCGAGGCTGTGGCAAATCTTTTATGGCCGCAGTTTTCTGTTTTCTCCAATGCGTATTTGAACCAAATACAAAAATATTAATTGCAGGACCAACATTTAGAACAGCGAGATTTATATTTAATAACCTTGAAAAGATCGTGCAAAGCCCCGGAGCAGAACTACTTGCTCAATGTTTTGGCGCAAAAACAAAAAGAAATGATCAATTTGAATGGCAAATTAATAATGGAAGTATTGTAGCTATTCCACTTAACGGAGAAAAAATTCGAGGTTTTAGAGCGAATATTCTTGTCCTTGACGAGTTTCTTTTACTACCAGAAGAAATTGTTAAAAATGTATTAATGCCATTTTTAGTTGCGCCACAAAATATGAAAGAAAGAATGGATATACGAGAGTTTGAAGATAAATTGATTTCAGAAGGTTTAATGCAAGAAAAAGATAGAATGATTTTTGAAAATACAAGTAAAATGATAGCGCTTTCATCAGCAAGTTATACATTTGAAAATCTTTATAAAACTTATCTTGAATGGTGCGAAAAAATTAATAGCATTGATAAAGGAGAAGCGACATATTTCGTAAGCCAAATGAGTTATGAAGCTTTGCCAGAAGAAATGATAGATAAAACGATTATTGAAGAAGCTCAAGCCGGAGGTTCAAGTCATAGTGGATTTTTAAGAGAATATTGCGCGCAGTTCACAGATGGAAGTGATAGTTATTTTAATGCAAAAAAAATGGAAGAATGTACATTAAAGACAGGAGAAAAACCTCATACTTTAATGAAAGGTGATCCCAAGAAAAAATATATTCTTGGTATTGATCCTAATATGAGCGATAGTCCAAACGCAGATTATTTTGCTATGGCAGTTATGGAATATGATGAAGAAAAAAAACAAGGTATATTAGTTCATACTTATGCAGGATTAGGTAATTTAAAAAATCATGTTAATTATCTGTATTATATTATGAAAAATTTTAATATTGTTTTTATAATACTTGATAATGCTGGCGCAGATACATTTTTGTCTGCATGTAATGAATCAAGTTTATTTAAACAAGATAAAATTGAAATTAAAACTTTAGATATGGATTCTGATCTAGAAGGAGCAGATTATGATTTAATGATTAGAAATGCAAAAAATCAATATAATTTTGAAAATAAAAAAATAGCATTTAATCAAGTTTTTACAAGCACATTTATACGTAAAGCAAATGAATATTTACAAGCATGTATTGATTATAAAAGAGTATGGTTCGCGAGCCGCACAGCATCAGATGAGTCTTCTTTTAATGAAGCTATTGCTGGAAATATACCTATTGAGCTTATGAAAACCGAAGACAAGAAAGACTGGACAATATTAGACTTTATTGAAAATCAAGATGATTTTATATATCAAACCAAAAAACAATGCGTTTTAATTGAGCATTCTGCCACGAGCCGAGGAACACAAAGTTTTGATTTACCTCAACATTTAAAAAGAAGTTCTTCAGCGAATAAAGCCAGAAAAGATAATTATTCAGCATTTATGTTAGCTAATTGGGCAGTTAAATGCTATAATGATATGATGACAATGCAAATAATTGACGTTCAACCCACTTTTTCGCCTATTATGATAAGATAAAGTGTAATATTTAACAATAAAATGCCTAAAAAAATAAAAAAACAAGAAAAAATATTTAAAAATGACCAAATTCAACCTTTAATGGTCACAGAAGCTTCTACAAATTATGAAGTACAGGCTTCTTCTGTTGGAGATATTGGTAATTCAAGCACTCAAGTAAGACGTAATGCAGCGGCAGATATAAATAGAATTAATAGATATAAAAATATTGAAGATGGAATAATACCATTTAGATATTCAACAGGAATGTCTGCGAATTCAAATATGAATGTCCGAGACGCAGTTATACTTTGTCAAAAATGTTATTATAATTTTGCGATATTTAGAAATACCGTAGATTTAATGACTGAATTTTCTTGTAGTAATATTTATTTCAAAGGTGGAAGTCAAAAAAGTAGAGACTTTTTTACTGCATGGATGAAAAAAATAAATACTTTTGATTTACAAGATCAATTTTTTCGCGAATATTATAGAAGTGGAAATGTTTTCGTTTATCGTTTCGATACTAAAATACAGCCAGAAGATGTAAGTAAAATTACTCAAGTTTTTGGACTTTCGTCTAAAGCCGCACAGATAAAACTCCCAGCAAGATATATTATAATGAACCCTGCAGATGTTCAAATCGGGGGAACAATTAATTTTTCAGTTGGTAGATATTATAAAGTTTTGAGCGACTATGAGTTAGAAAGATTAAAATCTCCAAAAACAGATGAAGATAGAGAGGTTTTGGAAAGTCTTTCTCCGGAGACTAGAAAATTAATACTTAAAGCAAAAGTTGGTATTCTTACAATACCTTTAGACCCAGAAAGAATTTCAGCAGTTTTTTACAAGAAACAAGATTATGAACCATTTGCCGTGCCTATGGGTTTTCCAGTATTAGAAGATATTAATTGGAAAGCAGAAATGAAAAAGATGGATATGGCTGTTGCTCGCTCTCTTCAACAAATTATTCTATTAGTTACTATGGGGACTGAGCCAGAGAAAGGCGGCATAAATCAAAAAAATCTTGAAGCGATGCAATCTTTATTTACTAATCAAAGTGTTGGTAGAGTTCTTATTGCTGATTACACAACTAAAGCAGAATTTATTATACCTAACATCGGCAGCTTAATGGGGCCAGAAAAATATCAAGTTGTGGATAGAGATATCCAAATAGGTTTGAATAATATTCTTATCGGTAATGAGAAATTTGCTAATGAGAGTATTAAAGTTCAAGTATTTATAGAAAGGTTAAAACAGGCGCGGGAATCTTTTATAAATAACTTTTTATATCCAGAGATTCGTAGAATTAGCAAAGAACTTGGTTTTAAAAATTATCCTACTCCATATTTTGAAGATATTGACCTTAAAGATGATATTCAATATTCAAGAGTATATACTAGATTAGTAGAATTAGGCATATTAACTCCAGAAGAAGGAATTACAGCGATTGAGACAGGAAAACTTCCAGATCCAGAAAGTTCTATTCAATCTCAGCAAAAACTAAGAGAATTAAAAGACCAAGGATATTATCAACCGCTTATTGGAGGAGCAAAAAGCACAGAGCCCGGAAGACCCAGTGGATCAACCGGCGTACCACAATCAACAAAAAATATTAAACCCGTTGGAGAAGGTAAACAATCAAAAGCAACATTATTTGATATAGAAAGAATTAAAAATAATTTTGTTATTGCTTCAAAATTACAAGAAAAAATAGAAGCAAGTCTTAGAGAAAAGCATTCTCTTCGTAAATTATCGAAACAACAAAAAGATGTTGCTTTTGAAATTGTAAAAATAATTACTTCCAATGAATCTCCAGAGAATTGGGATAATTCTATAATGGAATATTTAAATAATCCTAAAAATAAAAATTTAAATTCAATAAATGAAATTGAAAGTATTGCTCTTGAGCATGGCTTAGATAGTTATGTTGCAAGTATTCTTTATCACAGTAAAAAATCTGAGGTAAATTAAAATGGCAGAAAATTTTATTCGTCTTAAACAAATAAATCAAGCTGAATTATCTGGATATATCGCGCAAGTTGCATCTACCGGATTAACAGCATCAACTTTTGTAACTTATACAGGAGATAATCTTGTTTATACGACTGGCGATCAAACTATAAATGGCAAAAAAATATTTACTACTGGTATAGATATCTATAGCGGAACGAGTCCTCAAAGTTTAAGAATATTTAACTCAACTGGCACTAATTCTGGTGAGTTTGGATTAATTGGTTGGATTAATAATAGTCTTGTTATTGGTCCTCAACAAACTAATTCTGGTATTCTTCGCGACATGACTTTAACTGGAAGAAATATCAACATTAATGCCTCTGGTGTTTTAAATATTTTTAATCCTACAAACATATTTGGAAATTTAAGTGTTACAGGAACAGAAATTACTTTAAACGGATCGGGAATAGTGCATAGTGGACAATTTAATTATGGAGTAATAACATTTCATCAGGGCGGATCTTTTATTCCAGCAAATGCATCTCCTCAAACTTATTTCTTTTCACAAATTCCAGATCTAGGTACGTCTACAACTGCTACAGATAGAACAATTAGATTTCCCGCTGCTGGAAGAGTTAAAAGATATAGTGTTACTTTTTATGTTGGCGGTACTCTTGCGGTTGGCACAACTAGTACTACAATTCGTCTTAATAATATAACAGATAGTACTACACAAACAATATATTCTTGTGCTAATTGTAATAATTATAATGCTACCTCCACTTCAATAGCGGGTACATTTGCGACCCCATTAGTTATTCTTCCAAATAAAGATTATAATATAAGATTAGAGCATGCCGGAGGATTTATCACAGGCCCAACAACAGTAAGACACCAAGTAAATTTATACGTGGAGTAAAAAATATGAAAAAATTATATGGAACATATGAAATTGTGCCCGCTCAAATGATAAACTTACAAAATCAATTAATTACGGGTCAACTGATTAAATATTATAATTTAAGAGACGAACTAACGAATATTGAAGAGTACGTTGGAGAAGAGTATATACAAAATGGATATACTCAAAAAGAATAGATTTTATAATTTTATTATAATATAATATTAGTGTAATATATTATGAAAATTATGCTATCTAAATTATTTGGCCCAAATTGGAGATCCTCAACATCAGGAATTGTAACGGTCATAGCTGTTGCTACAGCATTTGCAATTCATGGAGATAATTCTCTTGTTGCATTTCTTCCAGATAAAGCAGAAGAGTATATTATTGGGCTTTCTAAATTGATTGCTGTTGTGAGTGGAATAGTTTTTGCTCTTACTGTTAAAGATGCTGCTGTTACTGGTGGTAAAGTAGCTCAAACAAAAGAAGCAAAGAAAAGAGTAAAAAAAGAAACTGGACATGGAGAAAATATATGAATAAATTAAACTTAATTGCTGTTGCCCTTATGGGTATTTTTATGATTGGTTGCTCTACAACAAATACTGGCGGAGACAATCAAGTTGGTGGCACAACCGCAGTAGAGAATGCATTGCCTTATATTAAACCAGCAGTTATTCTTGCTTGCACAGTAGTACTTGAACAAGCTCTTTCTCCAGAAGACAGAGTTGAGAAAGCAAAGATGATTAACAATATTGCAACAGTTGTTCAAGCTCTAACAGTTGGTCAAACTCCAACGCCAGATCAATTACAAAAAGCTTTATCAGATCATCTTCCAGCAGAAAAAACTCATTGGGCAAAATATATCATAGCAGTTAAAGACATTTATGCTGCACAATTCGCTAAGTTAAATGGAGACGCAGCTCTTGCTGTAAAAGTTCTTAACGCAATCGCAAGTGGTTGCAAAGATGCTACAGAAGAATACGTAGAGTAAAGTGACAGAGTTTCTTGGTGCAGTTGTTAGACTTGTTGGTGGAATATTTGAAGCAATTAACAACGTATTTGGCGCTAAGAATACCAAAGAAATGAAAGAGCGTCAGCAAGCTCAAAAAGAAGTAGATCATCAAAGCGATATAGAAAAAGCAGTTAAGGAAAAAGATCTTGAAAAACTTCGTAAGCATATTGGCTCTTAATTTTCTTCTTGTTGGTTGTGCTACAATCACACCAGATAAAATACAAGATTCTACTGCGTCTTATGATAGTTCTACGCCAAGTAATTACAATAAAGATAATGGTGGATTGATTGCTATTCTTGATAATGGTGCAGTTATTACAGCTTCTGCAAAAGACCGCTATAATAAATTAATTGAGATGTATAAAATTAAATTCAAAAAAGAAAAAGCTATTGAACTAGTTGAGAATAGCGGAGTAACGCCATACAAAGACCGATATGGAAATGATCTATTTCTAATTGATAATGAGCATCTTGTTTATTTTGGTGTGATGAACTCTTGGTTAAAAGAAAAAGTTCCAGCAGATAATATAATAGATAAGACGATAGATAAAATAAATAATTAATGTTAAACGATAAATCTCTTAAACTTATATTTGATTTTGAAGTTGGCGGTGGTGAAAATTATTATAATAAATTTTTAAAAAATCCAACTTGGCCCGGAGAGCAAAGTGGAGTTACAATCGGTGTGGGTTATGATGTTGGATATGTAAACAAGACTGAATTCGCAAACGATTGGAAAGATCTTCCTAAAGAAGTTTTTGATAGATTATATAGAGTTGTTGGAGTTAAAGGTTATCAAGCAAAAGAATTAGCTAAGAGATTAAAAGATATAACTATTCCTTGGGAATTATCAACTAAAGTATTCATGAACAAAACAGTAAAAAAATTCTATGATTTAACTCAAAAAACTTTTCCTAATTTTGATAAACTTCCAGAAGATGCAAAAGGTGGATTAGTGAGTCTTGTATTTAATAGGGGATCTGCATTAGAAGGCGACAGAAGACGAGAGATGAAAGCTATAAGAGATATCATGATAAGAGCAGACAATTTTGATGAAAAAACATTAGCTCAAATTGCTGACCAAATAAGAAAAATGAAAAGAATATGGATTGGCGGAAGTATAGAAAAAGGCATGAGCAGAAGACGAGATGCAGAGGCTAAGATAATAGAACAAGCTTTTTCTAATGTTGTAATAAATCCCAAAGATAATATAACTCAAACAGATAAGATTATAGCTGATAAATTCAAGAATCAATAAGAGTGTAATATATTTTGTGAAAAAGCTTATATTAGTATTACCACTATTTTTATTAGTTTCTTGCTCTGAACCAACTTATCAGAGCATAGAATTACCATCAAAATATCCAGATACTCCCACAAGCGGAGCAGCATATGATGTTACAGAAGAGTTATATAAAAAGTAATTTAAATTAATTAAAAAATTATTAGATTTAAGTGTAATATTAAAAGATAATATCAATTAAATATATGACTTACGATCCAGAAAAATATGGCATAGAATTAAATGCCAAAAGAAAAGGTCCAAGATCAGCAGCTCAAACTCCATCAAAGCCTTCAGAGAGGCGCAAGGGTTCTTCTCGTAATAAACCCGGAAGTGCAGGAACAAAAAGTGATAAAGCTATAGATTTTTCTAAAAAAGTTGTAGAAGCTCTTAAAAATAAAGTAAAAGAACATAATAGTAAAAATAAAAAGAAGGTTACTTTAGGTCAACTTAAAAAAGTATATCGCCGTGGTGCAGGAGCATTTTCCTCATCTCATAGACCCGGAAAAACTCGCGGTCAATGGGCGATGGCAAGAGTAAATATGTTCCTTAGAATGGTTAGCGGTAAACCAGTTAAAGATGCTTATCGCAAAGCTGATAGTGATGTAGCTAAAGCGAAAACAGAGATTATTATTGAGGCATCACTAGAGCCCTCAGACGAAGATTTTGAAGGAGCCGATAAAGATATTCAAGAATATAATTTAAATGATTTTGATTTTAATTCAGCTGATGAACTATATCTCGATGATGAAGAAGACAGCGTAATCTTTGGTTACGGAAGATTTGAAATATGAAAAAACAAAAATATAAATTTGAATCAGTTTTTGCAAATATAAAAATTCGTCCAGTAGTTAGTGAAGAAAAAGATAAATATCTTTCGGTAGCATCATTAGATAAATTAAGAAAATTTTTACCAGAAATTAATACAGATGATAATGTTGATCTTCTTCCAGTTGCATTTGATGCTTGTGTAGTAAATAGAGTTAATAAAAATGGCGATGTAATTGATGGCGAAACCGCCGCTAAAATAGCTAAAAATTTT